CCCGCCGCACCACCTTCCATCGTCTGAATCAACGCAACGCCTTCTGAATCAAACAACTTCATCGCTAAGCGAACGCGATCGGACTCACTACCAAGACCGGCAAGTTTGTCCGCGATTACTTCAAACTTCTGATCTAACGTCAGGTTATTGAGTTTCGTTGCATCAAGCCCTAACTCTTTTAACGCGCCACGCGCCTCGCCCATACCGTTCGCGGCTTCTGCAACACGACGCGTCATTCGTTGCAAACCCATAGTCAGGGTTTCAAAGGAAACGCCGGAGATATCGGCAACGTGCTTGTACTCGGAAAGCGCACGGCTACCCACTCCCAACCGAGTTGAGAGTTTGTCAATTTGATCAGCGGCATTGATAGTGCCACCAACCAATCGACCGATACCGGCCGCGCCGACCACTGCCGCTATTCCGACAGCAAACTTCTTAAACGCTCTTGTGGTCTTATCTAACCGAGTATCAAGTTTTTTAAACGCTGCAGCCGTTTTATCTTCGGCAACAATCCGAATAGTTGCATCAGCAGTTGCCACTAGCGTCTAACCTCTTGTTGTTGGTGTACGTATTCAAACCAACAGGCCCAATATGTCAGTTCGTCTAACGTCATCTTTTCAGCCAACTCACCTACCGTCATGCCAAGGTGTTCGGCGACCCGGAAAATCAAGAGGATTTCTTGGTCGCCGCCTCGGAGTTTTTTCGGGCATCCTCCACCGTCGTTTCTGGTTCGTCGTTCATTGCACTAACAACGTTGACGATTACATCTGGATCCACCTTATCCATTAGGTCCTTTTTATCGGCGTTAGAGAAAATGCGTTTTCCATCCTCGTCCAGTCCACGAATGATTAAGGTCTGCACCAATGACTCCAACGAGCCATCGTTGACGTATCGAAATATCGTGTTGCGCTGTGCGAGGGTTGTCGGCTTGAAAAAGATGGTGGTGTCCCATTCGGGAACCACCACCGATTCCATAGGCGCGACGAGTTTGTCCCGCCAATGCGTCTTGGCTTTGGCGAGAATTTGAGCACCGTTTGACATTTAATCTCTCCTTAGACTGTTCCCCAGGTGACGCCACCGCTCGCTTGAAAACCAAACGACCGTTCGATCACGTCGCCCATGTCAACGCTCACGCCCACGCTGTTGATCAGCGCAGTCATCGTTGCGTAGGTGTCGCCGCTGTCGGCCCCTTCGGGATACAAATTGAGCGTGATGCTTGCGCCCACAGTCATTGCGCCCTGCCCTGTGGTATCAGTCTCATCCCAATGACAGGTGATTGAACCGCTGGCGTCAGTCGTGCCGACCAGATAGGTCTTTGAGCTATCGCCCATTGCGGTGTCCTCAACGGTGTCTGCAGACTCATCGAGGCTCCATGATTTGATTTCAGCAACGGCGTTGGCTCCCACCTTGGCCGTTCCCAGTTTTCCGTGATGTGTTGCCATTAACTTATTCCTCGTCGCTTGGCTTGTTGATAACTGGCTTCGGTTTCGCCTCGGCCTTCTTTACTGGCGCACCAACAGGCTTATAGCCTTTGGCCTCCATTTCTTTCACTTTGGCAGGGTGTACAACTACCACCGTGCCACCGTTTTCCATTTCAATCGGTTTCACCATCTAGGTTGCTCCTTGCGTGAAGTCGTAAGTCACCCGCACCGTGACACGCACGGCACCCACAGGGAAAAGAAAACCCTCATCACTTTCGATAAGAACTGTCTCAGTGTTGAGAGCGTAGCCACCGCGAGTCCTGTCAGCGTCCAATGCTTCCTCGATGCCTTCAATAAGTTGATTTTTGGAAGTGTCGATGCTTGACCCTTTGACATAACCCACGATGACGTAATCAATCGTTCCTCGCCGTGTTGTGCTATCCATCGTTGTATCTGCGCGTGTTTCATCACTACTGACTATCCACGCGGCGGGATACTGCTGATCGGATAACTCGTCTGGCTCGAAGGGATCCCGAGTGATCTTTTTGAGCTCTGGCGTAGACATAGCATCCAGAACCGTAATGATGTTGGCGGCAATGTTTTCACGCTTGCTCATGCCCTAGCCATATTCCGATAAAACTCTTTGGCGAATTCTTTACGGATCATTTTTTTCTCACGATGGTTGTGATCGAAAAATGGTCTCGTTTTGTGATTCCAGATTGCTTTTCTTTTCTCGGGCGTTCTTCTGAATGAAATGATTGCCAGTTTTGAACTTCTCGCTTTAGCGAATAGCGATCCCATCATGTGATTGTCATAAATCAAATCAGGTTTGGTGGGTCGCCCTGTTGTTCTTAAATGCTTTAGATACCCCTCGGAATATCTTTTAAACGCGCCGTGAACCCCTCGTCCTCTTTGTGTTCTTTCTCGGATAATGTTTTCACCGCGAGTCGATGCCGTCTCCAATCCGTCTTTCGTTGCCCGATCTATCCGGTTTGGATATTTCTTGAGCATCTTTTGAACTTCTTTGCTGTTGAATACAGCGTCAACCTTCATCGGATTTGCCGACCAAAGTGGAGCGGAGTTTTCTCGCTCGTTGATACAGACCCATCTTCATCTGCGTCATATTCGATTCCGTCTTTGATAATGCGATCCAGTTCTTCGGAATACGCATTGCGATAGAACGCCATCATGGTTTGGAAGCGATCTTCGTTGCCGGAGGTTTCCCACTTCGTCAACTGTGGAAGCGCATACCAACCGAGAACCCGATACGCAGAGCAACGGGTGAACTGTGATTCGGTCAACAGTGAGGTGTTCATCTCACCGCTGATGTTTTTGAACGGCCACCAGTGGATCCGCAGTTCGCGCTCAATATCAGATTGAGCTTTTGCGTGTTCCGCTGTGAACGCGCTGATACCGTAAGTGAGAATGTCCGGCTGTAAAGCCGTCAGATCACTGTCAGCACTCATTGCCATCTTGTAACCCCCAAAGGGGGGAGGCGCGGTGTTACCCGCACCCCCCGGTTAGGAATTAAAGAGCGGCGTCAAACAGCATTTCGATGCCGTATCCGTCCTTCAGTTCCCCAACACCGTAGCAAGCGGTCGCATTGAGTTCCCATCCACGGATGGAAGCGTCTCGCTGTGGCTCGATGTTGACATCCCACTTGACGGCAAGGCCGAGAGCCTGAGGTACGAATACCGCGCCTTTGGAATCATCCGAACCGTCAACAGAAATGTTGGCAGATTCAAAAATGTCTACACCGGCAATCGTGCCGACATAGCCGTTACGCATGGCTTCGTTCTGCAGATCACCACCGTTCGGGTTGGCGAACGTGTTGGTGAGGCCAGACTTCAAGTTGTAAGCCTGATAGGGATGGATGACCGCGTACTTCGGCCCCGGTGCGTTAACGGCATCCAGACGAGCGGCGGCATTGAAGATATAAGAAGCGGTCAATTCCGTACCGGCGGCTCCGAGAGAGGTGGAGAACCCATCAAACAGGGCGATGAGGTCTTCATCCATTTTCTTGGCGACTGCTTCACCCAAGACTTTACCGAGATCAGCGGCAATATCGCGCGCGGAAGAACGAGCGGCGAGATCGGTCAGGACTGCCTGCACGCCAACTTCGGATGCCGTGATAGTCGCGCTTGTGGTCGAGACAGCGGTGGAGCTCATATCCGAGCCTTCCGTCAGGGCCGCGGCCGAGACTTCGGGATAGATCGGAACCTGAATCGCTTTGCCATCGTCACCGGAAATGTCGTACGTGGTGACGAGGTTACGCACTAGGCTTGATTCCTGTGCGGTGAAGATTGCCTCACGGACGATGTTGACAAATAGATCGTCGAGGGTACTTGTGGTGGTGCTTGCCATTAATGGCCTCCAATGCAATTACGGTTAAAAGACCCGTGATTGCAAAGGTCGCCCACGGTGGCAACCACCCCGCTTTTTTATAGTCAGATCGGTCTGACATTCCCGAGAGACAGCCCGGTCTGATTTAGCGAATTGTATAGAGCATAAATGGGAGGTCAAGCGATCAACTGCGTTTCAAAAAATCTCGTTTTTCGCAAGAGGTCTTACCAATTTGCATAATTTTTGTCTTAAAAATCAATATCCAATTTTTTCAAAAAATTTTTTTTCGCCTGTTTTTCGAGTTTTTTCATTTTTCCGAAAATGACGCTGTTTGACACTATGTTTATAGAGAGCGAATTGCGTTTTTGAATTTTGGAAAAAAGCCGTTTAGTAAAATATAGGTGTCGATAAAGAAATTTATTGACCGATCTTTAAAAACTTAACCGTTGTACCAACTGCCATTTCAAATGGCGAGGAGAAGTCATGACTTCAATCCGTTGGATAGAACCCGGCGAGTGGCGTTATCTTATTTCGATCCGCATGGAGAATAAGTACCGCACCCAACTAAAAGCCAAGATGGTTCGCAGCATCTGCTGGAAATGTTCATCCGAAGAAGAAAAGGCCGAACGCAGAAAAGAAGACAAGGCGTTCAACCAATTCCGAATCGATGAGACCGCAAAGATCAACCAAGAAATTCTGGATGGTCTGAAGGGGCAACCAGTAAGGCTTCTGAAGCGG